ACGGGAAAAAAATACCCAAAAGAAGTCAAACACAATAGTTTAACTAACAATAATTATAAAAGAACTATGTTTACAACCTGTGAGATATCAATTTTTTGTTAACTATAGACAAATTAAAATAATAATACATTTGCTGCTGGTCAGAGATCATGGCAGATGGAGCTGCTGAGGCTACAACTGATTTCGAGTGGGAGGGGTGCAGTTGGGTTTGGGATCTTCTCACATGTCTAGACTGAGAGTGATTGAACAAAAAAAGTAGTGGGGATGGCATGTTAGCATTGGCATATTAATTTACATTGTGTTAGATCGGAAAAGAATCCCTGTGACTTTTATAACTTTTTTCAGTTCACTTGTTGACACAGAATCCACTAAATCCCTTAAGTTGGGGTAAAGCATTTCTATCCTCTCAAATGAATTATAATCCATTCTAAAAGCTGGTAATTCAATACAATACTTTAACCATTTAAGTATGTTAAAATACTTTCTCTTTAGCCATTTGTTATGGTAAACAGGGTTTCGTCCAATCCACATTGTATTTTTATTTTTATTTGAAGACAATTCTCTAACAGATTCTAATAATGTTGTAATCTTATTATAAGTGATGGGGTAATCCAGCATAGGTATAAGAGACTTAATGTTAGTGTTAATACCTGATACATCCAGATATTTAGGATGATGGAATTGGTGACATTCTGCTAGAAGTAGTTTAGAGTGCAATACCTCGCTGTACACAGGTAATTTATTGGATAACCCCAATCCTATAAGCAGGTAAGACTCTGAGCCTGACAGTTTACTACCAAGACAGATATTGCACTTCAATAGGCGCACACCATGAGGTAAGTCTATAAGGTCATCCTGTGCATGATATTTGATAATCAAATATTTATCATGCTCTGACTTAAGGCAGTGCTTACAGCTGGTCATGTGCTCATACCATCTATGCAATATTTTCAACCAGTGCTTAACACCACTAATTTCAGCATCACATACTATTAAATTTAAAGGATCTGTCCAATGTAAATGCAGGTAATCCCAATGTGCTTTATTAGTAGCATCAGTTGATGCCAGACTCAGTGATCCACCTGTATCTATGTAAGGATAACAAGGTTTTAATCTAAGAAACTCCACAGGAACATGATGGTCATCAGGGTCTTTTAGGCTCCTGTAAATAAGTTTAATATTCCCACCTACTTCTAAGACTGCTCTTAACATAAGGTTTCCAGCACCTTCACCTATGAAACATATAACCTTTAAATTACTTCTCTGGAAATGCTTAGGTAACATATCTATTACAGATACCTTACAACCTGTGGAACTGAACACAAAATTGTATCGGTTGCAGTGATGCCAGGGTAGTGCTACAGAAGGTACTTTCCTACCCACGGGTGGTTTTTTGAGCAGTAGCAATGTATCATCTAATTTATCTAAATAACCACTCATATATGAGCACTCAACTTTAGGGAAGAGATTTAGCATGTAAGAATCTGACATGTCCGTCATCGAGAACGTTAAACTCTTCTTCATCTTGGGATAATCATAAGACATATGACCTCTATTTCTAATAATCTTTGTCATCATGTGCGCCATGTCAGGATAGTTGTATGGGATTGATAGGACTGAACTGATGTTAGCTGAGTAACCCTGAATCATGCCTGACTCTATCATTTTCATATATTGCAACACACCTTTAAGGTGTGTGGGGTTTCTAGTTACATTAACAACCCAAGGGACACTAGTACACTGAACTTCCTGTAGTGAGTTTATAAACCAATGTCTAAAGCTGGAGGAATTTTTCACTGAGTTGAAACTCAAATCTTGCTTTAATAAAGCTAATCTCACTTTTGTCTCACTGAAAACTTTATACATGTTTTTCCAGTAACCAAGGTCTAATAGTTCTAGTAAATTTGCCTGATTACCTGTTATCTCCTCTATGTTTGATCCTACCTTAAGATATGCAAAGTTAAAAACTGTGAGAAATGTTTTAAAGCTAGAGAGGAAGAGTTGTAAGTCCAGGAACATGTGGTCTGTGACAAACCCATCGTACCATTCTTTGTCAAAGATACCTTGTGATTCTTTCATCAACATAAGAATTATGATCCAATGACCAGCAAGACATGTGCTTAAGGTCTCAATCATGTTTTCCCCGTTAAAGTAATCTTTTTGCAAAACCAATTTAAACCTATTATTGTGTTTTAAGTTAATTCGTGAGTGGAACTGTTTACTACTCAGAAACAATTCTATATATTGAGCTGGTGTTATATGGTTAGGAAGGAACATGTGTTGCTGCCTAATTATAGGTATAATAGACTGTAGATTAAATCCCCCTTGAAATATTGGGACTTTCATGAGTTGTATTTCCTGAAGCTTTGGCACAAGCAAAACCTTATTAGGACACACTCCAGTAAACTGTTCTACCAAACTCATAGTGCTTAGCCCATAGCTAATTGCATTCTGAAACACAAGGTTAATATCCTCGTCTCCAAACCTCTCAGTTAAAACTTTATTTATAGGACCTGTGTCAAAGTGGAAGTTAGTAGTCCTGTAAGCAGGTAAAGATGAGGGGTACTCCCGAGGTCTGCTGCTCACTGATAGTCTATGGAGAAAGTTTAAACTCAAATAAGTGGGAAATAATTGCCTACATTTTCTCAGACTTAAGCCCAAGGTCATAGTGCTTAGCTCATTCAATAATGAGTCTATGTTTGCAACAGAGCTGAAAACCCATTCTAGTTTTGCTATGTTCTCTATTTGGTCTCTCTGGCCTCTTGTGAGCACCTGTCTGTTGTATACAGGCATTGATTTCTTTTCTTGGGTGCTAGAGCCCACCCAGGGTTTTGTAGGCCCTCTCTTGCCTCTTGTATATGTGTCAGTGGTATATCTCTCAATAACAACACTATTATTTTGGAGGGTTGAGGTGTAAACTACCTTAAAGCAGCTGACAGGTGAAGGTGAGGTTACACCTATAATATCTCCTACATCCCAAGATTTATCTCTAATGATCTTACTTAGTATGGTAATCACTATGGTGTCTGGATCTAGAGAAGTGTCTGCACCTGGTTTCATTATTCTTGTCAGCAATGTTAAATTCTCGACCATCATGTTAGTAGCTCTTATAATATCTGTATAACTTATAGCTGAGGTTTTCTCAAGTATGTTAGTGATTGATTTTGTTCCAGACACCATATTGACTATTTTCTCAGCTTTATAGAATGGTAGTGATTCATATAAGACCCTTAAACCATGAGGATATACAGGGCTAACACCACTTGCTATGCCGTTCAGTTCATTCTCAGTGGAGGAATAATGTAAGGCACTAGTTCTAAATATCTCATTAGGAGCATTAGAGAGCACACTGGTTACAGCAGTTCTGTTAATGTCACTAGTTATTTTAGCTTGCCTCTCTGAACCTATTGCTTGAGGGTCTCTCATTAAGGTTACAAACTCAGCAGAATCATTCTTGGTAAATTCTAGTAAAGACAACACTGCTTTTGAGACATTGTCTTTGTTAAACTCGAGATCACGTCTGAAGTGTTTTAATATCAGTATTAGATGAGTTATGGACTCAGTCAAGAAATCTGGTGTCCTTCTATAGAATGACCTATAGATGACATTGGGGTCAGCACCTCCAAACTGCATCGGGACATTAAGAAACAGTTCTAAACATTCTCCTAAATTTTCCAGGTTAAAACATCTCTTAAGATGCTTAAGTACTTTAATTAATGACCTATATAATTGCTTCCCACATAAAGAATGGTCTTTCAAGTCAACTGAGTATAACCTGTATAGCCAGAAGTTCCTCAATAACAAACTGGACATTAGACTTTCCCCCTTATACTCTAATTCCTGTGTTAAACTACCTATACTCTCTGTGCTAGTTTTGATATCGTCTAGTATGGTGTTAATCCATGGACCAACTCTCAGGATCTTTTTGATGGAAGCTGGATAATATACCCCCTCATGTTGAATGGTTTTACTCATAAACTGCATGTCACGTGATAGGTAAGTTTCTCCTTCCTTCAGCTTATGACCTATCCCTTTGTAAGCAGCTGATATAAGCCTCAAAGAGTTTATGGCTAAATCATAGTCAGCCTCTGACTGAGTTCTTGTTCCCAATCTTGTAGGTTTACTTATATCTATAGACTGATTATCTCCATTTATAAGGGATGTTAGTTGAAATCTGCCCTTGACTGCTACTGTGTCCAATAATGCTATGGCTTCTGTAGTCCACAACTTCTGGCACCATCCTTCTATACCACCCATATGATACCTATAGAGGCCACTCTGTTCTGCTATATCATCAACGTTATAATTATTGCCAGTGTCTGGAGGCGCATGCCTATATGTACACATTATAGTAGTCAGTGGTACTGTTAAATGCAGCCAAGAGAATAAGCTTTGAGTCCCATGTAGCTCATCTAAAAGATCACTACACACACAGGATGACTCGTACCTAAAAGCTTGGTTAAATTTACTTAAATCAGTAATTAATGAGCACCTACTTATATAATTATTGTAGGAGTCTTTAGATCTGTCATTTTTATTTGAAAGTCCAGCTTTTAACTCTAGTATCTTTTGCAGCTCCAAATCACCGTATCTAGTCAGTGTCTCCGGAAAGAATTGCAGGATGTTATCAGCCAACAGCTTCTCTGCTAAAATTTGGACTTGCCTCTGCTTCCCAGGTTGCATGGCAAACATCCTACCAACACCCAACTCTCTTTCTTTTCCTGTTAAAGAAATTATATGTTCTTTATCATTAAGGTAGTCCTGGTTCACTACTACTCTATGGAGCTGATCCAACTTGAAATCCTTATCCTGTAAGTAGAACTCCAAGACACGTCTTGTCTTCAAAGGTGCTTTAGCTCTACAATACCTCCGGGCATACTCATCTTGTATAACCTGAGGTATGTAGTTTTTTGGAAAGCATGACCAAATGAGTGATTTTGGAGGAGATATGGCCTTGTCATTTAATATAATCTCCAGATCAGTTAGCTTTGGGATGTGGAATTCTCTTATAAAGTGCACTCCAGCTAACACAATAAAATCATCTTCTGTCATCTCTAATAATGAGGGACATGAATTGGTGTCAAGATAGTTAATCCATGTTGGTGTAAGGCAAACTCTAGTTTTTATGTAAGGCCACCTGTTATAATTTGCTACGAATCCTTTGATAATTCTATAAACATATGCTCCTCTTAACGATGCAAGGTTCTTAGCCGTCAGAAACTTTGTTTCACAACAGTTATCTCTGACTGCATCCATGGCCTTCCTCTCATCAACCATAGGGTGACCAAATATCCTGAAGATAAAATATAACTCACTTAAGTTGTTAAGGTTGGATTCACCTAAAACGTTTATCAAAGATAAGATATCACCCAATGATGCTATCATAACATCTGTACTAGGTAAATTAATCCTGGCAGCTGAATTGGCACAGCGGGCCAGATACTCTAGTCGAGCCCTATCAATGGCATCAATTAAGTTGTTCAACATGTTATTATAAAACCTTGTGCTAAATAAGGCTTCCTCAGTTTGTTTCAATATCAGTGACATGATGAAGCCCTCAAATTCCTTGACCACATTATAAAATTCATTAGATGTTGAAGATAAAAAGATGTCAGTGGAAATGTACAACTTACTGAGCAGATGACCTTTTAATCTACACCTTAATCCCAACCCCTCGTTGAGTGTGTTTAACACATTACTTAGCCAGACCACATAATTGGCATTAAATCTGCTCAAGGCAAGGTCCTTCCAGGTTAGGAATTGGTTATAAGTACACATTGTATATCTTTTACTTTTTTTGCTAATTATCACAACTCCATATTGACTCATGACCACATGTATGAAACTTCCAGACAATTGCCTAGTCAGAACACAGTTATGGTCTATAACTTCCTTTGAACGGTACTCCTGCAGTAAGTTGTTAAGATTGACCCATATATTGTACCAGCTGCTTACCCAATTAGGTATGTGAGAGAGATGTTTCTTAATTAGCCTAGTTAGCCGTTCCGACACCTTACCCTCTTGGTTAGGAGAATTAAGATTCAAAATGTGCAAAATGGGGTTCAACTTTTTATCTGTTATGTCAACACTTCTTTGTATAATTTTTCTTAAGTTGGCAGTGTGCAATATGAAATTGGGCGATAGTACACTCAAGAGCTCATGCTGCATTTGGAGAGGCTCCACTAACCTATATTGAGGGTTTGAAACAATATTTTTTACTAATTTAGTGTCCCTTATTCTTTTATGTTCAATTAGGGGGTTACGGATTGAAGTAGTGGCAGTAAAGTCATCCTTCAAGAAAGGTCTACCAATGATACAGCTGCCAAGAGCATTAGTTTCACTAAAAGATATAACACCCTTTAAGTAGCTATCCGGCAAGTACACATTAACTTCTTGTTCATCAATAGGATCCATATTGATCCTAATTAATTATTTTTTTATATAACTATTGAATTAACATGAAGTTAGTTAACTTAAAGTCTACATAATTAACAATTTTGGGTTAATAACTGATTACTGACAAAAAAAGGAATACAGTCCACATCATCTGGCCTGGCTATAATCAAAGTCTATGATCACTTGGTTATTCCAGCTGAATTCTATGCAGCACAAGGCCTCTTTCACACAAGCTATCACATCAACACGATTCCACACCACAGACTTTCCTGCATCTATTATTGTGGATGGTCCAGACCCATCGTAAGTGAGGTTTCTATTTACTCTAATAATATACATCTTATGCAGTATGGCTGGATAGTATTTAGGCAGCCTTATCATTCTGTTTTCATAGAAGAATTTATCTTCTCCTCGATGGAGATGACAGATTGGATCAGATTGCATAGTACTCCTACTGGCAGTCTTTTGAGAATGTGAATAATTTGTCTCTTCTTGTGTATCTTGTCTATATAAGACAGTATAGTGTTGCAACTTCTCAAGTAATTGGTGTCCTCAGTGTTGCTATCTCTTGCTTGTATTACTAGACCAACATCCAAGTTCTGCAATACAGTGATCAAACTGCCACAAGCTATTGATTTAGTGATGTTGTTAGTTTTTTCCAGGTAACTTTTCAGCACACCTATGGTTCCCAAGGCATACTCAGCAGTCCTTTGTGGTGCATCAAATCCGCTGACATCTGACATTGCATCTGTGTTGGTGTCGAGGAACCTATAAATCCTATTAAGCATGTAGTTCTGCCTGAGCATAAGAGTTTTCAAAGGCCATTCCCAATATTTATGACTATACTTGCAATTCCTCCCTCTGGAACAAAACCCTTGAACCTCAAATTTGCAAGGTCTCACACTCATCCTACCTTATCCTTGAGAGTTGAAAGAGGTGTTGGGTCTGGATTGTCACTTATCCTAAGTTTTTAATTAACTAACTCAATTATGGTTTGGTACAATTGTCATGATAAAACTGTGAGGCCAGGTGTACTTTTGGATTTCAACTTGTTGTCTCTGATCATTTTCAATACCTTATACAGAATGAACCCTATGACAGCCATTATTATAATAAGCATTACAACGAAGAGCAGAGTTGTTAGTATATATGACTTGTTTAAATTTTTATTCTCTCTGTTTTCACTTAAGTCCAATAACTGATCAGAGGCCTTCAAGAATGTGCGTGTCTGATTGATGCTATGCTCCACATCTCTTATAGCAACATCAAATTTATCGTCAGGGAAACTCAAAGGGTCATATTTCAAGACCAATGGTTCCCCTCTGACAACAATTGACTTGCCAACTTCTTTGCTAAGATAGTAAACAGTGTTACCTACTTGAACCCTGTCCACACCTTTGTTGGAGATGTAGTGGCAACCATCTGGCAGAGTCCTTATTATACCTTTGTCATTATTGATGACTGTGCAACTGTTATGACCATAACAAGATACCAAGCAACCCATTGTAGTCAGTACCGCTGTACTCACATAAGTTTTACTTGTGGAAATCTTACAATCGTAGTTAGTGGTATACATGTTTGAGTTGCATTCTCGTGATGTTACAGGTACAGTTAGACTTTTTAGAGTGTCACAGAAAACATACCCATTGTGGATCTCACAATCAGTTGGCGACGGGAAGTATGATAATGAGCCAGCATTGTGACAATACCAGCCATTATCAGCTCTAGCCAAACAAGCATACTTGTCTGCTATGTTATGACAGTCTATAGAACTTCTTATTACCCAACAATCTGTGTCCATAACACCAAATAATGGGAGTTGTATTACATAAACCAGTGTGTCAGCGTTGACTGAACTTAATATTGCTAACCCATTTCTTCTCATTATAGCTCTGCTAGATAGCATTATCTCTTTTTGGCCTGCTGAAACAGCCATGCCGCCTACAATGGAGGTGAGTTCCCGGTCTGTTAACATAAAAGATGAAACAGTGTGTGTTAATCCTGCATTAGATGAAAATTCACGAGATACTTCCAAAAGTCTTTTGTTGAGCTGTTGGAATCTAATGACGGCAGTGATGTCGTGCACATCACAAGAGACTCGGTTTATTTTTGGGAGTAATTCTTTAGATATGAAGTTTTTCAAATCATCCACCACTTTAGCCAACACTGACATGCCGTTGGTTAGGCTAACAACAGCCTCATTTGTATTTCTCACTGCATCTCTAATCAATGCAATCTCACTTTCAAGTTGCACTGTCTTGGCTAAAGCCACCCCGGCAGTGACTGCAGCTCCGAGACCAAGAATCAAACCGAGGAACCTCTTCTTCCTTTTGGACTTCAAGGCATTGGATGATAACGTTCTCAATTCATCCACTGCACTACTATAGATTGCAAGCTCATGAGCCAATAACGAGTTGCTGCTCTTGCATGACTCAATATTTATTTGAGACAACTTAATTGACATAACTGTCATATGCCAACCTGTTCTAAGGGCACTCTTATAACCTGCAGTCTCAACACTACATGTGGACTCATAGAATTTTTCTGTTAATGTATTTGGGTGAATTGGCTTGGTGTTGAAGATCACCAGAAGGACTAGAAAGATCCTGCCAGGAATCATATTTGTCCTATTATATCAAAGCTTAGTTTTCATTAACTACTGATAAGGTTGGTACTTATTCTGAAGTTAATTCAGGAATAGGTCACTTAAGAATTAGACCTCCTTGGAAATAATTGGAGCATAGGACACCAGTAAGGCATTGTTGGTTTGGGTTCTCTGCTTGAGTCTACACCACATAAAGCTCTCTTCTTCCGACTGAGAGGTTTGGACCTCCTGGGTGCAGGGGTTGGGTGCCTCGACTCTGATGTTGGTGCCGTGGTGGTGCCTGTAGTTTGTGTGGGTACAGCTTTGTAAGCCTGAGGACTTAGGCTGGGTAGTCCAACTAGAGGGAGGGTTCTTAAAAGCCCATCACATGTGAGATAAAATTTGTTATCTAGGCCAGCTGAATCTGCACAGGTGGTACACTGAGACTGATTCTTGTTGTTAAACCTAGGAAACAAAATCTCAGTTTGGTCTGTCAGGTTGCAGTTTGTTCTGGGAACAACACAATTAGAGTTACTCCAATAGTGTTTCCAGTAGGAATCATAATGCAACTCCATGATAGCCTGTTGACCTCCAAGCTCTAGCACAGCTCTCTCCTGATCAGTGCTTAAACCAGAAAGGAAGAAACAGAAGCCTTGATCACACCCATTGTGGACACACATTGCCCTTTTGTTGGAGTACGTAGAAAGGGTGGTAACCTCTATATAAGGTGCAGCATCCTCCCCACCACCATTGTTTAAGCCCATGTTTGCCTTCATTGTTACAAGATCAGGGCAAACACTTCCTGGGTTGATTTCACGTTTCTCATAACAGCTGGTGTTGTGATGTTCAGGACCTGGAGGCTTGCATATAACATCCAATACGAGTTTGAAATTTTCAGGTAAATCAGGTCGGTCCAAATAACCATTGCTGGAGCATTGGTAGGGATCCTCTGAAGGTGTTGCCATTTTGACGGGCTCTGTGATCTCATGGTGGGTGGCGGTTTTGGTGGGGGGTTTGGTGAATCTGGGGATGGTCCCTTGCTCTGTGGTGGGCAGACCGGCGGTTGGTTGGGGAGGGGTGGATGTGCTGTTCCGGGTCGTGGCATTCTGCGTGGAGTTGGCCTTGTGGTTTGATGTGAAAACAGAATACATTATGACCCCCACACAAACTGCCACAGCAGCACTTGTGAGCACACCTGCAATAAGCTTACACATTTGGTTCACTTTTACACCAGTCCTAAATGTGTCAGGATGCTGAGTTCTCTCAAAGTTCAAATTGGTAATGCTGCCACTCACTTCAAAGTTCCTTCCCATACTAAGTGAAGTCAACTAGTAGTTCTCTTGTATGAGCTGCTCTACAGGTCTCATTTGATTCCAATAGGATAGTACTTATCCTAATTTTTTGTTAACTAGACGACATACTGCAAAGGCTGATTGAATCATCTAGCAGGGTAAAGCTGTCTGGCCTGGGGTTTATTGAAGGATAATTTCTGTTGTTTATGGTGTTGTGTGGTGTTCCTTGAGTGTAGGTTACCCGGCAGACCAGTTACATTGACGCCATAACTTGGTGGAGGGTGATTGGGATGAACTGTGCATTGGCTGCTGACAATGCCTGATGTAGCAATGCTTCTACTGCTGCAGGCCATTATCAGCGCACACACTGTGTTGATGACGGCACATGCAAGGAGAAGAGCTGTTAGGGCTAGTGTAATATATGTGCCAATGCGGCTGCTGGTCATGTTGATCTCAAAAGTGATCTGGTATGAGGTCATGTTAGGATCCATTATTTATCCTGATTTTATTTAACTAAGATATGTGTATATATGTATGTGGGTGTGTATGTGTGGTTGTCATGTGGATGTTGGTGGCGGTGGTTGTTGTGCTGTGTGAAATCGTGGGGTTGTAGTTGTGGATTGAGCTGATCAATGGTGACTTTCTCTTTTTCATCCACTTGTTGAGGAGCTCTTGAGTATGTAGGAAGTGCCTGTATGTTTCCAGTTCATAATCACATCATGTAGGCTCACCTGAGTCAGATAGGGACCCAGTTCTGCAAGAATCTGACTACCTGCCTTTAGCAGTTTGAATGCTCCTTTGGTGGATGTGATGTTGATCACAAGTGTAAGCCCTGCATAGGGAGCCACCCTAGCTGTTGTTATAGCATGGTCCACATCGGAGCTTATAGCCTGCTCCACACTATCAAGGTCCTGCTGTCTGATAGACAGTGCTCTGATGAAGACAGGTATATTGAATGACTTTAATGTTACCCTGTTATGGAAAGAGCAGACAGCTATCAGCTCATGAGTAGGTCGATTAGTGGGAGTAATGCTGGGTACAGTGTAAAGCATGTTTTTAGGCTTAAGAATTGTCACACAGAAGCTCTTTTTATCAAAAGCAACAGGCACTTCGTAATCCATGTTGCCCCAGTCATCCAAAGCTATGATAGCATTTATCAAGAATTGCCTTGGCATGGTAGCTAAACCTGCATTGGAAGAGCTCAGATCTACCTTGATCATGGGACCATGCACTGTTGATATCTGTGTACAAATGACTGTAACATCATGTAGCAGGTCCATAACGGAGTTCTTTGGTAGAGATGTTTGAAACATCGGTATCCACACAGTTAGTGATATGTTGGCTGAATGTTTTTCAACCAAGTTTAGCTGTACTGCAGCTGTATATGGGACACCATGGTACATCTCTACCAAGTAGGCCTCCATTATTTGTCCTGTTGTTATTTTAATTAACTAAAAATTAATGCCCATGATGTCATCAACATCCAAATCTTCCTTAGCCTCTTCAGCATTGCTGGACACTATCTTATCTAGTATCCTTGCTCTGTCTGTTAAATAACAGGCTGATCCATCATCAGTGTCAGCTCTGGAGCATTCCTCATCTCTGAGCTTCTCCATGGCCACTATTCTGTCATTGACAGTCAAGATGTCAGACTTGATCATCTCAATAAGTTCTTCTCTAGTGCCTATAAGGGCATCTCTAATCTCATCTCTAGCAGTGGTAGGTCCAGCAGTCGCTACCATTATGGTGTTTAAAAGGCCTATTATGTAGGACAATTTCTCCTCTATTCTATCTAGTCTTTGTTCTACAGATGAAGAACCCGGCTCTTGGTTAGTCTCCTCAAACGATAGGTTGCTTTCTTCATCATAACCATCAGCAGCAAAGGTTTGCATGGTCTCCTTGTACAAGCTAGCTCCCAATCCGACAAATTTCTCTTCGGGTTCCACAAAGGTGACCATCGGCTTCCTAGTTTTCTTAGTATCGGTATCATCTGAGCAGCATGGCTTCTTGCTGTGTTCCGGATTGTCAGGAACCCCATAGACATGTATAGTCTCAATGTCAACATCAGACTCTTTGGGCTGCTCTTCCTTGTTCTGGGGAGGTGTGGGTGGTGGAGTGGTAGGGGGAGTAGAGGGTTTAGTAAGATTTGCAGCAACTCTCGGGGAAGGGAGTTTGAATGAGCTACGCAATATAGGGGGCATGTTATATTTGGTGACATGAGTGGCAGTGTTCGGTATACCAGCTAGTGGTTTTTCCGAAGGGAAGGATCTATGTTTGAGAAACTCCTCTGCCTTCTTGTTAGCATCCTCGCCAACAAATTCGGGGGCGAATTTCTCCATATTTATCCTACATTTTCCAGTTTTAATTAAATATCATCATCAGGAGTGTCATCAACAATGTTCAGCTGCTGGCTGATCAGCTCTCTTTCTTCTGCAGTCAAGTTTAATGCACTGTAGTTAATTACATTGTTGTCCTTTAATCTTTCTGCATAATCTTTGGCAGCATCAAAGAGTTCTCTATTCCTAGGAGCACCCTTATATGACCCTATGATGCCTAAACCTGCAGCATTGCCAAGCACAACACTGGTGAAATTAGGACAATTGGTCAAAGAGAGAAGTGAAGCTTTTGGATTATTTCTGATGTGATAGAATCCTGCCTCCCCTCCTTGCTTCTGAGCATATTCGTAAACCTCAACCACCTGTTCCATCTCAGCTTGTACACTAGCATGGCCTAGCATGATGTTCTTGACAGATTTTGCCAGTAAACCCCACCTCAGCATAACTTGTCCTGCCCCGTATGCATTCATGAAGAGACCTGAAAACAGCCCCTCAACTTTGCTGCCTCCCTTGACACTAGACTGGGCCAGGCCAAAAGTGATGAAGACATCAATGTAATAAGGCTTCCTTTCAAACAGATCATAAAAACTTTCAGCTATCTGCTTGACCTCCATGTTGGGGTACCTGGCTTTCTCGGCTTTCAGCACATTTAAAGCCCTTCTTTCCACAGCATCAAGTCCTCCCCTGTCCCCTGCAGCTAATTTGGAAACAACTAATGCTGCAATACAGAGAACTATCACACCACAATCTGGTGCATCATGCCTCTGATTGTCAGGTAGCCTGGCTCCTGTTTTGAGTTCTTTTGCTACCACTCCTCTGGCTTGTATCTCTAGATCAGCTAAATTGGCTGCATCTATTCCCACTATATCTAGGACTTGTATTTTGTATTCCTTTCCTTGTAATTTGATTGTAAAGTCCTTGAGCTGTGTGTCCACACATTTTACATTGTAGCCGGCTTCTCTTAATATCTTGATGCTATCATCTCTGCCTAGCAAGGACATGGCATATTGGAGCCCTATTTCTGCCACTTCTTCGCAACGGTTGAAGGCAGTAAGTAAGAACATGCCGAGTGTCCTTGCAAGGGCTTTCTGCATAGCATGACCAGACACACTGGTTACATCGCCTGTGGATCTGGTAACACTGTATTTGCAGTTGGACAGCAGGCTATCCTTGTTTGAGACATCATTGAGCTTCAATCTGTCTAGAGACATTTTGGCCCGGCCTAGGATGTGTATTTATCCTAATGTTTTTCTATAACTAATCATAGACTAAATACTACATCACTTGCTATAGGTGGTGGATCTCTCTGCTGGTTGGAGTGATCTGAGTCAGCTCAGTCATCATCATCCTCATCATAGATCAAGTCATGGCCTGGGTACGGAATGCATCCTGTGCACTCAATCCAGTCCTCTTTGTGTTGTACAAAGAAGAACTTTGGGTATTTCACCCCAGTCACTTTCTCCTGCCTCCTTATGCACTTCCACTCAATGCTGTCTGCCTCAGATGCTATCACCATCCAAGCCATGTCTTCCACATATTGCTTGGCCTCAATGTACCCCATTTTTTCTTTTTTAAGCCTATCATTGCAGATCCTGATGAAGTTCCAGTTGATGTATCTAGTGATGTTTTGTAGGCTCGGCTGGAACTTTTCAATGAGCAAATCAAGCCACCTCTCTGAGCTCTGTGTGGTACGGGACACCTTGCCCACCCCTGCCTCATCGCCCGACTCTTCACTGTCTGAAATATTCAAGATAGTGGCAGGTTTAGAGATGGTCTGAGTGAACTTGTTCATAGCTGTGGACATTAGGACTTGTCCTACCCTTTGTTTTAATTAACTACATAATGTGCTGTCATCTTAACCACTGATCAGCTCTACCAACAGCTCACATGTGGGGTCAATGGGAGGCTCTGTCTCTTGCCCTGTAGAACTAAACACGATATTTTTTGTGAACCAATGTGTTAATGTTTGGCCTCTCCTAGTATTATGGATAAATTTGGCAGCTTGCACAAATGGTCTTAACAAATTGCAATCCCTTCCCACAAGGTACACGGAGAGTCTCTGATCTTGCCATGTATTGCACACCCTAGCACCTCTTAGGATAGTTTCCAAATCTGACCTATCAAAGTTGGTTATGTGGAATGCCAGCCATGCAGCTCGTCCACCATAATCAAGCTCCATCATCACATTACAGCCCATGATTCTGGTCTTTGGGACTAGCAATCTTCACTTGTCCTAACTTTTTCAGGTTGATAGTTTTGTTATGCATTTTTTCGCGT